TCACAAGTTTCTGGTATTTTCCGCATTTGCGCAAGCCTGCTGATATGTTTGTACAGGGAGTTAACACTGTTAAGAATTTGATGCTTCCTTCTATGGTCGAGACTCCGGCTCCTTGTTTTAAGGCTGTTACTTGGGCCCGGCGATATTTATACGACTATTGTGTTCCTGATTATCATTCAATAACTTATGATCAGGCTCTCGATGGTTATGGTGGTATGGGCAAGTTAGATATGACAACTAGTGCTGGTTATGGCTTTGGGGGTACTAAAGGTGATTTTATTGATTCTCAAGGAAATATTTCCCCTTTTCTTCAGGATCGTTTAGATAAATTTCACAATGATGTTATCTCAGATTGCTATACTTATGACAATTTTCATAAAGCTTGTCCAAAAGATGAACTGCGCAATTTGGAAAAGGTTAACAAACCTCGAATATTTTGTGCTGCTCCCCTTGACATAGTCGTTTTGCAGCGTAAGTATTTTTCCACTTTAATGGAACAATTACATACTGATAGACGTTGGAAATCAGGCGTGATGGTTGGTATTAATCCTTTTTCTGATGAGTGGAAAGATATGTATGATTATGTTACGGGCTTAGGAGACAATTGTTTTGGTGGTGATGTTTCATGCTGGGACAAAAACATGAATCCCATTTTTCAGCAAGCTATAAATGATGTTTTGTTTGTTAGATTTCGTGGAACAACTGATGAGAGAAAAGTTGTTAAGCAGTTGTTACAACTTCTTGTGACTACTCCACACGTTAATACGGATATTGCCTATATAGATACTCATTCGTTGGCGTCCGGAGTTGTTTTGACTGCTGATTATAATTCGTTGATGAATAAATTCTTATCCCTTTACATATTTTATCTCCTATTTGTTGAACATTACCACCGCATTCCGTCGTTTACGGATTATGACACAAATATACGTTGCGTTTTTTATGGGGATGACTCCCTTGTTGGAGTTAGTCCTATAGCTCGTGAGTATTATTCTCCAGTAAACTTGGCTCGTGTTTATAAGTCTCTTAATATGGACTTTACCCCTGAGGACAAGGGTGAGTGGTTAGTTCAATTTAGACGTCTCACTGAGTGTACCTTTTTGAAAAGAGGGTTTAGATTTCATCCCGAACTGTGTTGTGTTGTTGCACCATTGGATAAATTATCAATGTGTTCTACTCTCAACTATGTTAGAGATAATTTTCGTAACCATGAGTTGACTGTTATTAAGTTGCTCAATTTTCAGCGTGAGGCGTTTTTGCATGCGAATTACCTTGAACTTATGAAGCATGTTCAAGATTTTCTCAAGCAATCTGAGCACAAGAAATTACGAAACTCCTTTAATTTTTATACTGAAGGCCATTTGATAGACCTGTATAATAGTGGGGGGTATGTGGATACTCTTGAGCTCAATTAATATGTAGTTTGAAACCTACATGGTAGAACGGTGAATTCTGAAAACTGGACCATTCAACCCAGTGACGTTAGCGAC